TGAAGAAACTTCAGTTCCTGATTGTGAAGTTTCTAAAGAACCTATAGGAAGTGAAGAAACTTCAGTTCCTGATTGTGAAGTTTCTAAGATAAACCTGTGATGCTTGGCCTTGGTCGTTGTACCTTGGATGTAGGTGTTCTTTATCTCAATAATGCCCTCGTCTGCAAGATGCTCTAACGCTTTACGCACTTGATAATAGCTCAGAGCTGTATGATCTTCCCAGTCTTTGGTCGTGTACCAAGTAAAGCCGTCAGCTCGCTTGTTGAATTGATGCAGAAAAACAAGCTTATTGAGAACGATAGCTTCGTTTATTCCATATCTTTTGGCAATATCAACGTTGTATGCTGCACTTACACCAGCACTTAGTATCTCTACTGCTTTCATGATTCCCCTATTCTACGAAATAGACCGCCGTCTCCAATTAAGTTTTTTTGCGACAAAAGACGGCAGCCTGTTTCGTAACTTAATTGTTGTTTTTGTCGCACTATCATCATACTACATCGTTTAAGTATGTGCAATATGATTGAACAAACTTACCACAAAATACCATAAACTTGCTACAGTGAGATTACTACAAACTCAATCTCTTGAAAGGAGAACAAAATGGCAAATGTAGGTATTTCAACATTAACATCAACTGACGTTCATGAAGTCACCACTGACAAGCGCGGCACGCTTGGGCAGATCGCAATGACTTCAGATGGTCGCAAGTATCGCTATGCAAAGAATGGTGGCACTCCATTAGCCGCAGGTGCTGGTATCAAAAAATCAGCTACTGTTGATGCTTCTGGCACGACTCAGGCTGCATACAAGCCAGCCGATCGCATGATCGCAACAGGTGCATCAGTGAGTAGTCCAGCTAAGTACGAGGACGCTATTGTTGAAATTAATAAGGCTAAGTACCTAGCTAACGGTGTGACCGCTTCTGGTGTTGTCTCTCTCACTGAACCGCTAGATGTAGCAGCTGCTAAGGCAGCAGCTGTTAAGATCAGCGCTAACCAGTTCTGCGAGGTTGCAACTGGTACAAGTGACACCATTGGTACTGCTGAAGTCGCTGTTCCAGCAAATGCTTACTTCTGGGCACTTGTGTCTATGTAGCATTTGTGCTAGAATAGCAGCGGAAGGTTTTGAATAGTCCTTTCGGCCATCCATACCTAGAAAAAGCCTCCTCCGAGGCTTTTTCTTTTTTGTTAAAATGTGCTATACTGAAGTCCAGAAAACAATAAAGAAAGGACTTAAATTATGAGCCTAACGCCAGCACCGGGATATGTCTTGGTGAAACTAACAAAGAAATACCAGTCAAATTTATCAGCTGAACGAGAAAAATATGAACAGCACAGTTCGGGTGTAGCTATGAAAATGTTTATTGCCACCGAGATGAGAGAAAACGATCCAAATGCGACAAAAACATATCTGAGTACTTTAGGAAAAACAGTATATTTTGAGCCGTTTCAAGAGGGTGTGCCTATTAAAGAAGGTGATGATGAATATGTATTTCTACCAGTAACTCAAATAAGGGGGTTTGACAATGCCTAAGCTAAATTTAGTACGAAATGTTGTGAGCGGCAATGAGCTACAGGGCTCTATCCAAAAAGGAATTGATACAATCTACAGTGTCGCGCTGGCGGCGTATGGCGCTAACTCTGGCAACGTTATGATTGAGCATCGCTATGGCGAACCAGTATTATCACACGATGGAATCACCAACGTGGATAACCTAGTTGTGGAAAACCCTGTGGAAAACTCGGCTATCTCTGTCGTTCGTCAGGCAAGTGAAAAGACAAACCGGGCAGCTGGTGATGCCACAACGTTAACCATCCTACTAACAAAGATCGCCTATGACCACTGGAATAGTCAGGGTCTCAGCCCGCGCGAAACACAACGCCAAATGGCTGAAACAGTTAAGACAGTGGTAGATAAGATACAGAAAGAGAAACTGGCGTGCTCCGATCAACTACTTAGGCAAGTGTCTAAAATATCTGCCGGAGACACTGCTATTGGTGAGCTCGTAGCAGATGCAGTTGCTGAAGTTGGCAAGAACGGTAGTGTAACGGTTGTAGAGTCAACAGACAGCATCGTTTCATCAAGTATCATAAATGGCTTTAGCTTCAAAAAAGGCATTCGAGTACCAGCTCTTGCTGACAACCTCAATACGCTGAAGACTCAGTTCGAAAACCCAGCAGTTATCGTTATGCCAAAACTCATCAGCAAGAATGAAGAGATCTTACCAATTCTTGATCGTTGTCTGCAGGCAGAACGCCGACCAATCGTACTTATCGCTGATGTGTCCGGACAGGCTCTCGATTCTATTGTTGCTAATAAACTTAACGGCGCACTCAACATTGCCGTTATTGAGCCACTTGCCGCTGGTCGTGATGCATTTCTAAGCGACATTGCAGCATATGCATCAACAAAGCAGTTCGCTGGTCAGCCAAGTGAATTCAACCCGGCAGAGCATATTGGTACAGTTGAGTCAGTATCAGTGTCCCTTACAGAGACCACGCTGACTGGTTGCATCAACCCTGAGGCACTAGCGAGCTATGTGTCCAGCATAGACGATACTGAGCGACGTGAGCGCTTACAAGGCAAAACAGCACGTATCTCGGTTGGAGCACCAACACAAGCGGAGCGCCAAGAAACAAAGCTACGCATTGAGGACGCCGTGTGTGCTGCCAAGACCGCCTATGAGCACGGCGTGCTACCGGGTGGTGGTGTATTCTTGCGCAACACTGATATTGATTATCTGAAAACGCCATTCGAGCTGCTAACAGGCAAAGACGCTGCGGACTTAAATGGCACGATGGGCGTAGATATTGAGACCAACGAAACAGTCGATGTTATCGAGCATGGTATTGTAGACAGCGCTAAGGCTATCGAGGAAGCGGTTGTCAATTCACACTCAGTCGCTGCTCAGCTGATCGCTGTAAAAGTTGCCTTGCCGTTCGCAAAGGACGCAGAGTGATGAACGTTATGACAATTGTAGCGATACTATTTATCGCAGTCATTGGCTATGAGCTCCTAATGATAAACATAGTGCTCAAGAATATAGAAACAGCCCAGAGAGAGTTCATAGAGCAATATCTATCAAGAAAACCAAAGCCAACTGCTAAGACTATCCATGTTACAGACCCATTCGTTGCAGCGAATAAGCGTACCACTCAGAAGGCGTCATCAGACGGCATTGTCATACGTAAGACACCTGAGCAAATTCGTAATGAGAACTACGAAAAGATTAAAAAGGGTCAGAAATACGGTTTCATTGATAGCTAGGAGGGTCTATGGGGTATATTTTGAATGGCGTATATTATAGGGGCGAATTAACAAAAAGCAGCAGTCAAGATACTACAGTAGAAAATATCTATACCACCTCAAACGCTGTACGTCAGTATGAACGCCACGCCCACGACCTAATCCAGCCACACAACCCAGACGGCACACCAAACAAGGACTTCATAGACTATTACGAGAGCGACGCTAAAAGATATGGGTTTATACCAGACGATAACCCATCAGAGCCTACCGATCAGTCGTCTGTCGTCCTTTAGGGTTATTTATACGACTATCGCATCGACTGTCATATAGACCGAACCGAATCAGCCAATTACGCACAGAGTTGTGTGCAATACCAAGTTCCTCAGCAACAGCGCGAAGCGGCTGTTTAATACCGTCTTTATAGTAAGCTGCTATGAGCCGTTGTCTACTGATGATAAGTTTTCTATAAGCCATATACCTATCATAGAGTATTTGCACAAAGTTTTCCACAGGTAACATAAAATACACATAATCTGTCTAAAACATGTTGATTTTTATCGTCATGTTTGCTATACTAAAGACAGTTAGACAGGAAACGGCGCAAACAAGGACAGGGCGCGACAGTCAACACTCTAGCTAATCACCAACTACAATAAGTAAACGAAAGGATGGCATGAATGGAGATAGTATTTACAACTAAAAGTGGCAAAGAGTTCAGAATCATTGCGTTTGAGTCTATAGATCGAGCAATGGATGATGTAAGAAGCGCAATCATAGTTGCACACAAGCTTGATGATCCTATTGTAGATATCTATAACGACTTCCTAACAGCACCAACCAGAAATCGACCCTTAGCACTTGGGTGGAAGTATGAAAACGGAAAATATATATTACAGGAGGGGTAAGATGGCAGTAAAAACTAAATATATACACATCCTAGTGACAGAAAAAGACAAGATCGTTATAGCGCGGCGCGCAGAAGAGTTGGGACTAACCGTCAGTGAGCATATCCGGCGGCTCATCCTAGCAGATCTTGTAAAATCTGGATCAGAGATATAGAATTAAAGAGGTTGATTATTATTGGCCGTAAAGAAGTCGCATTGCCCACTGGCGACTTCTTTATTTTGTGCAATGGTCGTATAATAGAAATATGACAACAACTAAGCAAGATTCTAGCAAGAAACAGGGGAAAAGGGGCGGGCCTCCTAATCCAACCGGCAAGGGCGGCTTTGGAACCAACCCTCAAAATCGTAGTGATGGTAGGTGGAGCAAAGACACCTCTGTTAGTTACTGGTATAACAAACTTGGGCGCATGGACAATGAGGAGTTCAACAAATTCAAGCCTGCCAATCCGTTTCAAGAGATCGCGTATAAGCGTGTGCAGGCGGCTTTATCCACTGCAGATGGGGAATTAGCCCTAAAGAACACCAAAGAGATCACAGATCGCGTTGAGGGGCGTCCTAAGCAAGATATTAGTATGGATGTATCATCTGACGATGCAGTTATTATTAAGGGCTTTATTATACCATCAGCACCAACAGATTTTATTAGTAGTGACATAGAGAAGCAGGCTGGCAAGAAATATGTGAAGTAAAATATACGGTGGGTGATATATCATGGGCTACTTTCTAGAAGAAAGACAACGAAAATGCCGGGAAAATGCAAATGATACTAAAAACCTAACACCAAATATGGCATATATATGGTAAAACGAAAAAGAGTAAATAATGAGATGCTATCGCCGGTGTTGGCGACTCAGTATCGCGATAAGGGGTACTGGGTGCCATTTCCTGGCCCACAAACTCTTGCTATTGCTTTGAGTAGAGACAAGCGCTACCGTGAAATATTGTTTGGGGGTGCGCGTGGCCCAGGTAAAACAGATGCATCTATAGCAATTCTAGGTGAACGCCTTGCCGATAATCGTACGAAACAGCTGGTTATTCGTCGTAATGCCGAGGATTTATCAGACTTTGAGGATCGTGCTGCTGCTGCTTTTAAGGTTATGGGGGCTAAATTGCGACGTCACCCTATGGTGATATCTGGTGGAGGGGGCGCCCGAATTGGCAGAATCCTTGGCGGTCACCTGAGGGACGATGATGCCTATTCAAAATATCAGGGACATGAGTATCACCGTATTAACATTGAGGAGTTGACACAGATCCCTCGTGAAGACATGTACTTGAGACTAATCAACTCAGCTCGCTCTAAGTATCCTGATTTATTTCCTCAAATATTTTGCACCACAAACCCAGGCGGAGTTGGGATGGCTTGGGTTAAGAAACGATTTGTTACACCAGACCCTGCAGCAACCATCTGTGTTAAGCATCAATATAATTGGGTTGATGCTGATGGTAAAGAGCGTGTAACACATTGGCAAACTATCATAGATAAGAGCACTGGGTTGTGGCGAGCGTATGTGCCAGCAACACTAGACGATAACCCGGTGTTGCTCAAGAACGACCCAGATTACATTAAGCAGCTTGAATCATTAGAACAAGCGAACCCTGAGCTATATCGAGCGTGGCGACATGGTGATTGGGACATTCAGTTCGGCGCAGTGTTTGATGAGTTTAGGAAAGTGCTACATACATTCAGCAAATTCAGCGACTGGGACATTACCAAAGATGACTTTGACAGCTCATGGAAAATCGCTGGGATGGACTGGGGTTATAATGATGAGTGTGTTATTTTGTGGGCAACATTTGATACTATCACCGAGCAAGAGGAGCGAGCGTTTGTTTACCGAGAGCGTCACGATAATCATAAAGACCCTGCATGGTGGGCAAAACAGTTTGCAGAGCAGCAAGAGAAAGATCCTGTAGACATACTAGCCATGCCACACGATGCTTATAGCCACCTTGGTGGTAATAAACCTATTGTTGATGTGTTCAAGGAGGAGCTGCAGAAGCTGCCAGCAGACAGGCGCCCACGGATAGTGCGAGCAGATAAACTTAATCGAGATCTTAAGTTATCTGCAGTTAATACTCTGCACACACTGTTTTCAGATGCACCAGATGGTAAACCAGCGATTCAGATACACACTAGCTGTGAGTACCTTATTGAGACACTACCAACGATCATCTATGCAAAGGATAGCGGCGGTGAAGAGCTAGACAAAAATAATATCGATCACGCCCTCGATGCACTGTTCTATACGCTTATGACAGCGAATAAGGTTCGAGGCAAACTACTTAATCAGTCAGAACTAATGATCAAAGTAAAGACATCGTTCTATGGCGGCAGTCAGGCCAAGGCTAAGGACATGGGCATTGACACCGAGGCGCTCATCAGTGGTGCTAGCAAAAAGCGAAAAGATTGGAAAACTCGCTAATTTAATAAGGGGTGAATATACATTAGTGTGCTATAGTTGAGGTAAAAGGAGATCCAATGCACAACGACACTGAACTATTCGATGATTCTACTGTAGATAGCGTAACTAGTGACACCGGCATCATTGATGATAGACCAATTTTGTCTATCGATGTAGACGATAAGATGCTCATCTCTAACTTTAAGCGCTGGATTTCTGACAGCAATTCATACTGGAATGACAGGAAGGGCTACAATCTTGAAGCCAGTCGTAATATGAATGAGCGCTACTACCTTGGTAAGCAGATTGATAAGGGCGATTTGTATGATTACCAAGTGCCCTTCATAGATAACCAGATATATGTTGGCGTGCAGTCTATTATTGCGTATGTCTCTGCTAACACGCCTGCTTGCGATGTCGTTCCTGAAGACGATACAGTGCAGTCCAATGTTATGGCACAAGACTTAGAAACCGCCGTAAATATTCATACTGACAAATTCAAGCTGGATAAGCTCATAAAGTCTGTAGCTAAAGATGTGTATATTAATCGGATTGGTATTATTAAGCTGAAATATGACGAGAACCTTCAAGATATTGTACCGGTCGTTGTCGATCCAAAACGCTTAATCCTTGATAAAGACTGTCGGCAAGGGGAAGAGCCAAAGTTTATTTGTGAGGTCTGTACTGACTCTGTAGCTATGCTATTTAAGAAGTTTCCGGGCAAAGAAAAGGAAATCATGGAAGAGCTTGGCCGCAGCCGCAAGACTAACAAGTTGATGAGTGAGATTGTGGCCTATAACGAAGTGTGGTTCACTAACGAAATGGCTGATTATGGCGAACAGGAGTGTGTTGCATGGTATTTTGGTGATTTGGTACTAGATAAGATAAAGAACCCTAACTTCTTATATGACAAAGAGGGTCTGGCTATTAAGAACTTCATTGACGCGCCAACAAAGCCGTATGTATTCTTTAATTACCTAAATGATGGTTCTAGCCTGATTGACCAGACCTCACCAATCGAGCAGGCAATTCCTCTACAGGATGTTCTAAACAAACGTGGACGCCAGATTATTGAGAATGCTGATACTGCAAACTCTATTCTTGTGCTTAAGAGTGGTGCAATCAAGAGTGAGGACGCTGCCAACATCACACGTGATCCAAACCAGATCCTCATGTTAGACGCCCCAGATGAGCAGCCAATCAACAGTGCGTTTGGTGAAGTAACTCCTCACCTGTTACCAAGTTATGTCATCGAGGATTATCAAAATACCAAGAACGCTATTCATAACGTTCTTGGTACTCCAAGCCAATTCCGTGGTGATGACTCAAAGCGAGAGGTTGGTACACTAGGCGAGGCCAAGATGATTCAAGGGCAAGCTGGCGGTAGGCAAGACGAGATGGTGCGCGAGCTTGAGGATGGACTAGATAGGTATTTCAGGCTACTTGTGCAGATGATGAAGGTTTACTACGATGAGTCAAAGCGGTTAGCAACCCGTGATAACAATGGCAAATTCGTATCTGTACAACTATCTCGTGCAACTATGCCAAATATTGCGAATATTTCTATTTCTCACGGCTCACTACTGCGAGTAGACCGTGAGCGCCAAGAGAATATATCGATGAACCTAGCAAAGATGGGCTTGATCGATCCATACAACCTATACAAAGACCTGTCTCTCAAGGATGCCGACAAGCGTTATGAGACGCTCAACAAGTTTAGAATTGACCCGAGTTCTCTTGTGTCAGATATTTCGTCAGAGATTAACGACAGGGATGCCTACATTGATTTCTCAGTCTTTATGAACGGCGAAGAGGCTGAGCCACGCAAGAACATCAAGCCATCGTACATTGAAGCTGCTACAAAACTAATGTCAACCGATGAGTTCTTGTATGCAGACCCTAAGAAGCGTCAGAAGTGGATTGAGTTCATTGGCAATATGGTTATTAACTTAGCACAGCGTGCAAAAGTAGAGGAGGCTAGCCAGCAAGGTGTTCTAGTTGATCCTAATATCCCAATGGAAGCTAAAATGCCAGATCAACTAGACATGTTGTTACAGCAAGAACAGCCTCCTCAAGTGCCACCAGGAATGATGCCAGAAGAAGCCATGCCGCCAGTTGATGCTGGTCAAATGCCGCCGATGCCAGAGATGGGGCAAGATATGCCGATTCAGGATGTTCAGCAGCCACAGGATGCTAGTGTGCTAACAGGGTTGCTTGGATAATATTTGGTAGCATAGCCTTGGACACTGGTCAATCTACAAACGATATTGTATAATCAAGTCATCATCTTTTAACAAAAGGAGGGCTTGAATGGGAATAGTCGACGAAAGTGTGCTCGATGCTGCTATGGACGAAGTGCAAAATGAACCAGATCAACCAGAAACATCTGATGATGGTGCGGAAGATCAGGAAGAGCAAGGCGTCGAAATAACTGATACAGATCAGGGAACAACAGACGAGTCGAAGGATCAGGATGAACAACCTGATGATAGCAAAGACGAAGACGATGCCAACAAGAACGAGGGTAAAGATCAAGATAAACAAGAAAATAAAGATAACCAAAATCCAGAGTTGACCAATGAGCAGCTTATGGCTGAGTTAGAGAAGCGTGGGCTTAAGGTTGTAGATAAAAACGATGAACCGCAGAAACCTCAACAGCCACAAGCACCAGCTTCATGGGAGCGCAGACCAAAAGAGGTTGATGAAGGGGTGTGGGATAGAATGCCCGCAGAAAACAAGTTTATCTATAATAACTTGCCAACAATATCCGTCAGAGACAAGAGCGGCGAGGTCTATCACATTAAAACGCCTGAGCAGCTGCCAGATGATTTTGAGCCAATCAATGACAAAGAGCGCACGCGGTTCAATACTGAGATGCAGTCACAGAATGCTCGTGCTGAAGACATGATGCGACAGATAAACGCTCAGCGTGAAAGCAGGAGCGCTGAGAGCCGCCAACAGGCAGAAGATCAAGAAATTATGGATGGCATCAATAAGCTCATGGAAGACGGCATCATTCCTGAGATTAAAGCAGCCCCTAATTCACCAGAATTCCAGCAAGACACTGGTGCAATTATTGGTGAGGCTATCTTACAGTATCGTAATCAGTTGCGAGCACAAGGTGAAAATGTGTCAATGTACACTGCCGGCAAGTTGTTTAGGGCTGAGCATCCTGAGTTTTACGAAAAGGTAGGTGCTGTAGAGAAGAAGCCGGCGCCAACTGCTGACAATGAGCGTAAAAAGGTATCAAAGAACATTGCGGGCAAGGCTAACCGTGGCACGAGTAGTTCTGCTAAATTTATCAATACTGAGCCAGTTCAACGATTCGCGCCAGGAACATCAATAACAGATATTGCAGCTCTCTATGCAGACGAGCTGGATGATTAGGAGAATATATGAATAATATCGAACAACAATTGCAAAGTGAGCTGTCACGCAGCACATCAAAGTCTGGTTCAGATAACTTTTTGATGTATCTAGCTGATAAATTTAGTAGCTCTGACTTTATTAAAATCAAAAACCCGTTCAAACATAGCACAGGATGGACATATGTCGATCCTAAAGAGCAGGTTGTCGAGGAGAACAAGCAAAAGCAGATCTATCGTGTCACCCCCGGTGAAGGTAAGATGCGAGTGCTAGAAGTGGGCGAAGAGGTCGTTGTGCCGGGTTGGGAAGCATATATTGCGTTAAATCGCTTGTTTAACGAGTACGCGCAAACCACGGGCAGTAGTATCATTACCATTCTAAACAGCACTGAGGAGCGGGAGAAGTTCTTAGATAAGGCGTTTCTTGGTGTTCTTGATCCGATGACACAAGAGTTTGTCAAAAATGGGGTTGTTGTAGCTAAAACGCGGTCTGCAAGTCGAGGCAAAAGGTCTACTGCGAATACAGCTTCAGACCCAGACCAAAAGCCAGTTATTCAACTAACTGACGATCTGGGATTCGCTGATTCGAAAAAGTCTAAGAATTAGCTAGGTTGCACACCATGTTCGCGGATAGCTGCGTTAAAATAAAGGTATGAACAATGGAACTATCAGAGATTGGAGTGGAGATGACTGATATGGAGCGCTCAATGAAAGGCTATGAAGTCGAGCAACTGATATCTCAACGTATCCGTGAACATGAGGTTGCTAAAGAGGGGGCATTCGTGTCAAAAGTTGAGTATTCATATGAACAGCAGTCTCTACGTAGCGAAATGGCGAATAACCACGCCAGCGTCATTGCCGAAATACGAGCGCTACAGAAGACGGAGAACGAGCGGAAGAAAACCAACAAGCAGATCCTGCTGATGATGGTAGGTAACCTAATTACACCTGTGCTCATAGCTATTTTGTGGCTGCTAACACAATCTGGAGCACTGATAGGAGGGCACAAGTAAATGGGCGCTATCTCTAGAAAGGGCACAATGATTGCCTGGGCGATTCTCACAATAATCAACCTGTTGGTCGTCGTGGGGGCTATTCTAGCGGTATTTACTATGCGGCCCGGGGAAACTGTCAAAACACCAATTGGCGAAGTTACAAAGCCCCTCAAGCGACTATCAAGACTATTCAAAGATACTGACGGCAAGGTTATAGCTGAGTACACAGATGGGTCTAAGGACGTCATCGAGTTTGAAACGGCACAAGCCATCAAGGGAGACACTGGCAGTAAAGGCGACAAGGGAGATAAAGGTGAAACTGGCGCTGCCGGCAAAGATGGAGCTAATGGCAAGGATGGGCAGTCGCCCACAAAGAGCGACATTTTAACCGCTATCAGGGACTATTGCTCTACAAGAAATCAATGTATTGGCGAAACTGGTGCAGCTGGTGCTAAGGGGGATAAAGGTGACGCAGGTACTAATGGCCGAGACGGAGACCTTGTTCGCTGTACTGTTGTAGATTCAAATACCGTCGAAATAGAGATTAAGCCGGCTGGTTATACGTCATGGCTTACGCTGGCACAAGTAAAGGGGAGATGCTAATGTCGGGGAGTGAAATCGCTACCGAGCTAGCCAAGTTGTCAAGGCAGTCACAGACAGATGGGACAATTTTATTTTGTGTGATGGTTGTCACAATAGGGATTGTGTGTTATTTAGTAATAAAATCAAAGGAGGATAAATAATGATAGAAAAAGCATTGGTATGGTTCTATGCACGTAAGGGACGAGTTAGCTATTCGATGGAGCGACGGAATGGACCAAGTAGCTACGACTGTTCGTCATCGGTGTATTATGCGCTAAAAGAAGCGGGCATCTTGCCATCAAGCTACTGGATCGGCAACACCGATACGCTATTCGATGCGCTAGAGAAGAACGGCTGGGTACGAGTCCCAACAGACGCTAACGGTGACGCACAGTGCCAACGTGGCGACATATTCATTTGGGGTATCCGCGGTAACTCAGGCGGCGCTCTTGGACACACGGGAATGTTTGTGGACGCAGATAATGTCATTAATTGCCGTTATCAGGCTGGTATTGTTGTGGACAATCATGATTGGCTATGGAGTGCATCAGGACAGCCACCATATGCATTCTATCGATTTGTTGGTAAGTCAGCACCAGCTGTACAGCGACGTGTAGCGTTGCCAGAGGTGTACTATGCTGATGAGGTGGCTACAGTATTTAATATTCGCCAGCTTCGTTGTAATCGTCTCTCTAACGCATTTGACTGGGAAGATAACGGTATTCCAACAGCTGTAGCACTACGAGTAGACAGAGATGGTTATGCGATAGGTGGAGAAGTCGATACTGGTGATTACTTCCGCGTACTCGGTCGAATGGATGTACTTGCAGAGGAAATCGATAATGGGCACAAGTATCTACAGGTTCGCATGGGTGATGAAAGTGTTTGGGTATTGGCTGAGCGTACACGTGCCTTAGGAGATAGCGATCAGGGCACGCCCCACCCAGGAACTCGCCCTGAACCGCAGCCAGCACCAAAAGCACCAGAGCCAGCACCGCAGCCTGAACCAAAGCAGCCAGAGGCTCCAGAACAGCCAGCGCCTACACCAAAAGCCGAAGAACAGCCGCAGCCACAGGAAAAGCCGTTAGCGCCGCAGCCAACAGTTGAAGATATCTTGCGGAGCATTGGTGTTGATGAAAAGACCATGGGTGCATTTAGGCGACTGCTGAAAAGCATTGTAGAGTTTATTACTAATTTGTTTAAGAAAAAATAACAGGAGGTCAGACATGACAAAGCCAAGTCTAAATAAAGAAAACCTTAAGAAAATTGGGAAGGTGGCGCTATATGCAGGTGTATCAGCGGCCATCGCAGTAGTGATTGCCTTTATCCAAAAAGAACCACAGATGTTTGGTGTATATACGCCTATCGTCAACGTGATCTTGGTTACTTTGCAGCAGGCATTCAAGACGGAGGAGTAGCCAAGCGTGGTGGGCGACAATATTGTTGAATGGAGCGCAGTGTTTCGTGATGGCACTGCGCTGTCGTCTGCTGGAGATAATCTCTCTAGCGACTATCTAGATCTTGTTGATTATATATGTGGAACTGTCGATAACCCCAAAAAACACTATTTATTATGGGCATCTCTATCAGCGGGCGGCGACCTTTATCGTGTGGTGTTCGATTCAGATGGTGATGCCTATGTAGTTATGGATGATGGAAACATGGTTATGACAAACTACAAAATACGCTCTGCTCACCTTATTTTGGATATTGACAATAAGACACTCGGTTTTGGTGGAGACAATACAATGGGTGAGTTTGATGGCGTAAAGGTAAATATTGAAAAACACAAGGTATCTCGACCCAGTATCAGTGATATTATAAAGTAAAGTAATAAGGAGAGTATTATGGCAGCAACAGCAGAATGGTATGAAGACAACGGTGTAGCAACTGGTAGCCCAGCCAAAGGCACTACCCGCACTAGACTGGGTGGAGACAACACCCGTAGCGACTACGGTAGCATTGATTCGCCGAACGTATCAAGAGCATCGGCACGTATCGTTGCAGGGGAGAACAGCTTTACTAAATATAGGTTTGTGAAGTTCTCTGGATCGTTCAACGAGGTCTCTAACTGTAAGATCGCTCACACTGATGGTACTATGCCTACTGGCACTAAGCTGATGGGACAGGTGACCAGCACATATGCTGCTCCGTCTCGTAGTGCTATGAGCGGTACAGACATGTCAGATGTTATAGCAGTAGCTAATGGCACACCAATGCAGCTTTCCTCAACAGGCCCAGAGGGTACACCATCGGCGAAAGTGTCGTTTGAAGGATATACCCAATATTTTGTGTCTCAGGTGCAGACTCAAGCATCTGCAGCAGCTGGTGACATTGGTGACAAGAAAATAACCATCCAGTGGAACGAAAACTAGATTGTACGACATTAAAAATAAGGAGGCAATACAATGCTGACATACCTTTGGGAAGCAACTTTTGAGGACGGAAATGTCATAGTTCAACCCCAAGACGATAAATATTCAAAACATGACGATAATTTGTCACATAATCCGTCGGCTTTTCGGGATATATTGGATTATGCAGAAAAATCACCGCTGACAGTGTTTGCGTTAAAGAGTGATACGTCTATTTATGCCGTCAGGCTTACTACGGGTGAGGTTTTTGTGAATGGTACAATATTCAGCCTTGAACAGAATGGCAGTAATCTAAAAGATCGTAAAATAATCTATTTTAGAACTATGAGTAGCAATCTTGATCAACTAAATCCACAGATCGTATCGTATAATTTTGGGTATGAGGGTAAAAATGAATCAGGCAAAGTAGAGAAAAGGATTATAACCATATATGAGTAACAGGGCAAATTTAGCTAACGGACTACTAGCAAATCCGATCAATACCACACAAGCATATCTTGATTTACAGCCGGGGTATATTGCAGCGATGCCTGCACCACCATTCTTTGTTACCATAACACCGTTTGGCCAATTGCCAACCATGGGCAACAGTGAAATAGTCGAGGTAACGGCTGCTGGTGGCAATAGGATGAACTTGCTAAGAGCACAAAAGGGAACGGCGGCCAAGTCATTTCCTGCTGGGTCTATTGTGACAAATTCGATTTATGCTGACGATAAGGTTGATATAGGAAATATTAGTTGGGCGAGCCCTGTACAGCAGAATATATTTGCTGATTTCCCATACAATAATGGCAGTGCCTATGGCGATGGTACCCCGGTTGGCCCATCTGTAACAATTAATGTGCCGAAATCTGGCAATGTTATGGTAATGTTGTCCTGCGGTATGTACGGTAGCACGACGCCCAAGATGGTCTCATTTCAGGCAACTGGTGCTAATTCGATAGCTCCAAACGATGACAACGCTATGCGTAGCGATGTCGCTGGCGCTATCGTTAGTGGAAATAACTTCTTACTTACTGGGCTTAATCCGGGGGAAACTACTTTTACTGTAAAATACAAAGGAGCTGCTGGTGCTAGATTTTGGCAGCGGAAAATTTCAGTATTTGCACTCTTGTAGCGGTTATTAGAAATACTAATAGCAATACCATGCTTCACAAAATAGGACAATACAATGGCGATATATATAGATAACTATAGAGACAAGCAACCAGGACAATTCCAGCAGAGGGCAAACCTTACCGCTGTAACTATGCAAAATGGCAAGGCAGCATCAATAGCTAGACAAGGAGACCGAAGTTTTCTGAAAATCTCTAGCTATCTAGCAAGTCGTGCATTTGTGGCTGACAATAGGCTGACAAACAACATGAATGATGTTGAGATGTTGGTGAAATTCTCTGTTACCGCTGAAAAGCAAGTGCCGGGGGCTTATGGAATATTGAATTGGGATTACACTGCCGATGGCAAGGGATTGACAGTATCGTTCCTGCCAGCACGCAATGTTAAGGCTATCCAGCTATATGATGATAGCGCGTCAAGGACAGTATCATTTGCTAATTATGACTGGGAAAATGGCAGGAAATATTGGGTGCGCTGGAAGGTTGTTGGAGGCAACCAGCACTCTGTAAAGATATGGCCGGATGGTGCGCCAGAGCCAGCCTCATGGACATTTACTGTAAGTTATGCCAACAGAACTGGGGGCACACGATATATTGGCTATGGTACATACGGTCCAAACCACACTGTCGAGTATGATTTCTTTTCAGCGGGTACGGGCGGAGATACTGCACCAGCAAGTGTGGCTGAATATATCACTAGGTTGCAGCCATCAACACCAGTCGGGATGCTTGTCTCTGGCTATGGTGGTGCAGCGTCTGGTTCGGAGTTCCGTCCATCAGTTATTGAGGGCAAATTAAGCATTCAAGCCAATGCTCGTATTACATCAGTGAGAAGACTCATGACTGTTGCGAATGCAGCTATTTCACGCTCAGGGGCATTGCATATCACATCCAATGCTTCAATAGCTGTGCGCAGGCAGTCAGGTATTATATCTAATGCTAAGATAGATCGCCAGAATAAACTGTCGCTATCCTCTAACGCAGCGATCAATGGAGTAAAGGCATCAAATATAGTAGTAAGCGCACATCTTGACTCATTCTTCTTCGCATCACAAATAAACCATATATCTAATGCGCGAATTGAGGGCAAACCATCAATATCACATCTATTCTCAGCATTCGTAGAACAACAGCACAAATTGTCGCATGTTGCAAACGCGGTAATTAGCAAACAGTACAATATACAACATGTCTCTAACGCATCACTGGAGAAGGCTAGTGTCACTCGTATTGTGGCTAATGCTCGTATTCAAGGCGCGGAGGTCACGCTATCTGTCATTGCTAGTGCCCGTATTGAGATTATGCCAGATCTGTCATATGTATTTAGTGCCAACATCTATAGCCCAACACCAGAAAAACTACCACACCCATGGCGACCAATCGATAAAGATGCCCAAGAGTGGCGCTCCACGGATAGGCAGCCTCAAGGATGGAAGTCAACAGACAAACAAGCCCAAGAGTGGTCACCAGTGATGTATGATTAAGCGTTATAATTAAAATAGGAGATGATAGCATGAAAACATTTACACAAATGAAAGAAAGCGCTGCCGCATATTGTGGGGTCTACACAAACGATCCAGAGATGATCAAAATAGTCTCTGACATGCAAACAGGCGTTAAACTGTTTCAGAATGCAGCACGGCGCTACTGGACGCGTCGAGAGCGCAAGACAAACACAGTAGAGAATAAACAGTACTACCAGTTCCCTAGTGATATGCTCCGAGTGGTTAGCGTTAAGATTAAGAGTGGCAATACATACACCCCAATTAGCGAAATTGTAAGTGAAGATGAGTGGGATGTTCTAAACACCGGAGGGACTGTTGTCGGACTTCCATATGGCTACTTTGTGCGGGGTTCAGACGAGGTGGGGCTATACCCAATCCCAAAAGAGAACATTGTCGATGGTCTTATCGTTGTGTTTGAGCCGCGAATGAATGATATGGCGATCGAGGACAAGAAGTTTCAGGCAAAAGTGGTTGAAGGCAGTAATGTGGTCGAGGCGGTGAACAGTTCGACATTTCCTAAAAATGTCATAAATAACTGTTGGATGCAAACAACAGATGGTAGCGACGGCAACTGGTATAAGGTTGTAAAGTGGGTAGATTCTACTCACATCTGGTTAGATAATTACTTTCAAGGCCTGTCTGATAATAATGTAGAGGTGCTCATTGGACAGTGCCCACAGTTCCCTGAAGAGTTCCACGATGCGCCAGTACACTATGCTTGCCAGCTGTTCTTTACTATGAGAAAAGACCTCGAGAGCGCAAGTTTCCATGGACAACAGTTCGATAAATTATTCAATCAATATCGGCGGGTTTATGGCATAAAGACAGATGGTGGGGTTATAAATTCAAGACGTCCACATGTTGGTTTAGATAGGCGGGTATTCCCGAGAAAGATAGGGTAGCTTATTATGGCAGTTGGTAACAGTGGTGATATTGTAATAAGCCAAACATCATTTTATGGTGGCATGGGTACTGATACTAAAATTGGCATTAAAAATAGCTATGCTGATACAGAGTGTATTGATGCCCGTAAAAACCCGAGCGTAATGACTGTATTGCCCGGATCACGTAAGCTAATAGATAGCGATCTAGATGGGCTTATTGTAGCAATGGAGCAAGCACCGAACGGTATTCGATATGGGCTATCTGACAAAGGTGACCTGTATAAGATCGATCTAGCCAATGATGTTACAAAAGTAGCTGTACTACCTAATTGGAGCGCTGGTACACACGGCGATATTGTCTACTGGGGTAATAAAGACAGTCTGTATATTACTGGGCTAGACAGAGTTTATCAGGTGTCTCCTGTCGTGGAGCCGGGTACTACCAAAGTAGTAACACTCAGTGGTTCACATAGCACATATCCAACAATGTCGCAGATTCTAGTGAAAGACCGTGATGGCAAGTGGGTTGGTGGTGGCACTAGCCGCTGGACATTTCAGAATGGATCAAATGGTACACATAACCTTGCAAAGCCGGGCGATAGCTATTATCCAGGAGGAGTAGACTACGAACGAGCGGAGTTGAAATGTGTTTTGTTGCCAGACCAAGCCCCACTGGTGGCTATCGAGGTGAAATTTGCTAAAAACCCACCAAGTGGCAATGTCACTCTTGAAATTCATGATGAGCAGAATAAGACCATTGCCAAAGACGTTAAGTCTGTATCTGATCTCACTAGTGACGGCAAGATAAAGTTCACATTTAATAACGTTCGGTTAGAGGAATACCGAAACTTCGGTACAGAATATCATATGCACTTGTACGCTGATACGGCCGGTTTTCAGGTGGCGGTCTACAAGACAGACTATATGGATGGTCTGCACTTTTGGTATTATTCAGCCTTACTGTATGATACATACAAAAAAGCCCACCCTATTATGAACTGGATGGGGACTAAGTTGCTGATTGGCAACGGGCAGTATCTCGTTGACTGGTTGCCAAGTGGACTAGAGAAGGTTGACCAGTCTGAGTTCAAACGACATCGAGTCATCATTGAAAATGGCATGGAAATAACAAGTCTCAGTAGCAATGATGAGTATGTAGTACTTGGGTGCGAAAAAGTTGGTAAAACTAACACACGGGTTTTTCAGCAAGGTATGCTCGGTTTTTGGGATGGTTTTGCAGATGCCATCAACTTTAAGATTGATACACCAATGGGCGAGCCAAAGAGCTTGTTTACCTATCAGAACATCACCTACACTATTATTGATGGGGTGCTTTATTGCTACACTGGCGCAAAGGCATTGACCAAGGTACGTACAATTCAAGACTCTCAGAGTGAGTTTACTGGTGTAAGCGACACTACTGATGTGTTTTCACACTGTATGGCTATTAGGAGGGGTATATTATTAGTTGCCTATCCGAGCATCACTACGCTAACTACAATGCGTCATGGTATCTATAGTTATGGCTCAGTGGATAAGAATTATCCAAATAGCTTTTACTATTCATACGCTATTCCAGAAGAAACAAACTATAATACTGATAATAAGCAATTGACTATTGGTGGCATTTGGAACTATGGTGATACACTATACTTTTCATATAAGTCTACAGATAAGCGCACCGGGGTAGACACTTACAATATGGCTATTGTGGATAATAAGTCACTACCAGCGCGAGACTTTAAGTATGAAAGTCTGAAGTATGATGGTGGAATGCCATGGAAAGACAAGATGGCGCTACGTGTGGTTGCATCGACAGATCCGCTACCAGAGGGCTGTACATTGCAAATACGATATCGGATAGATAATCGCCCATGGGAACTAGGAAACCACATTGCTAATTCTGGAGAAACAGAGGTATATTGTGAGATAAATAAGCGATTCCGTGAAATTCAGTTTGGTTTTGTTGGCAAAAATACAGGCTCAAGTAAGACACCAGCTCGCATCACAGCAGTCGCTCTAAACGCTCGTGAGCTTAAAGAGGAGGGTAAGGTGCATAGATGAACAATACGTTTAACAGCAACACTGGAGACCTTGTTGCTCAGTATGAGCAGAGTAAAAAAACTGACATGATGCAGGGTTTCCGTGAGATAGGGTATACCGCCGTGGAAGACATCCAGCAGCAACAGCAGATTACACCACGACAGGTGCGGACTGGTCAGACGCGGGGTGATCAATACTTGCGGGGGCTACAGAAAACAGAAGATCGTTCTGGGCGCGAGGTTGTGCTTGTCGGATATTCAGACCAAGGTATATTCTAGGGGGCAGATGTGGCTAATAAAAGTACTCTCATCAGTCGGCGAAACTACGGCATGAAAATCGCCATGCCGGGTTTTGATGTGCGTACTGCTGGAGATAATCAGCTTTTGTTTAACTCGTCATTCCCCATACTGCAGATTAAGGCACTAGCAGCACTAGGGACAAATAGTGACAATATGCACGACACTAACTTTGGTGGTGAGTATTTAGGCAACGAGTTCAGTTTTCACGTACACAGATGGTATCACGGGTTAGGATACCCGCCGCTCTTCATAATTCTCAATAAAGAGGGGACGCAATACAATAACGAGTACGCCGTTGATAATCAATTCATATATACCATCAAGCAGAATCCGCGTCGTAAGGAAGAATGGGTGCTACTTTGCCCAATTAATATTCGTGAAGATATAGAGTACCCATATACAGCACGGCCGGTAGAGATAGACGATTATACCAAAAACGCTATTGGTAACTATGGGTTTAAGTCGATTAAGTACGGTAGTATGACAGATGATAATTTTGACAACCTAGGCTTTAGTATGCGCCTTCAGTCGCAGATGGTATTAGCAATAAAGACAGATGATACAGTCATTGGTAAGCCCACTGGTCAATTCGATCAGTTTGATGTAGAATACCGCCTACCGAAAGGGATGACAGTTAACGATGTTATGGTGTATGGCATGTATGAGTCTAAAATACTAAATACAGACAAGAAGGTGTGGAGTCATACTGCACAGTACGGACAGGGAGCGCCCGCCATATTCATTGATAGGGCAAACAATAGAGCCTATATGCGTACGACAGTCAATATTCCAGTATCAATGGTGGTTACACGCTTACCAATGGTAGCAACACACAGAACGGAGGGAACTTTCTGATGGCATTATCGTTTCCAGACACCCACCAAACACATCTAGGCGAGAACTATGGTATGAAAGTGATTGATCCGGTCACTGGTCGTGAGATATTTAATGCAAAGTATCCAACATTTGGGCATGATATAACGAGTGCTAGCCCGAAAATGATTACATATCGAGTGACATTTGTAGATAGTAACAAGTTCGCCGAGCCCGGCGTAAATATACCATGGACACCTGACGAAGTATGGCACACTATGGTAATTCCTCACATCAGGGGAGCGGTTGTGGCAACAATACCTCATAAAATGGGCAAAATACCACATATTATGGTTACTGGGCAGGCTCATGTGCGCAAAGGGGCTAAAATGCGATACCACAGACGAGATATTGACTATCAGCTGAAGAGCGATATAGTTATTTTATCAACTCCACCATACACAGACTTTGTAGATATCGCTCCAATGCTAAATGGTGTTGAATCGCCAGTACCATATCCACTATCAGCACAGCTATCTCGATTTTATGGTGTGCCTGACGTCCAACAGGCTGTTATGCCCCGCATTGACCTTGGCAGGCTCTACTTTACTGTTGATAACAATAATATCTATGTCAATATGGACTTGAATGCCGTTATTCTACACGAAATGATCAATAGGCCGTGGGGCTGGTGGAGATTCCAAAAGTTCTGGCTAGACCTGACAGGTTCGTGGTATGAGTTTACTTTCTACATTTTGCCGTATACTAGAGGTAAGGATATTTTCATTAGGTAGGTGGTATGGAGTTTGAGAAACGATTACAAGATGCCAGAGCACACGTAGACCAGACCAGAGGCGCATATGAACGCGCTAAGCAGGAGACTGGTCAGGCGATGTCCGACTATAACGAGTCAATTACAACTGCTCCCAATTTCCAGACATACTACGAGAAATATAAACAACAATACCAAGAATCTGAAGAATTAAAGCAGCTAAAGAGCGACTGGCAAGAGGCGAAACAAAACACAGACAGCATCCGTTCCAGCATAGATAAATTGTCAGAATCTATCAACCAGCAGTTTGGCGGTACGTCACTCACCCAAGCCCAGCGCGATATGGCGAAGCGTAAACAACAAGAACAGCTAAACAAGCAGTTCATGATATACAACGCGGATTATCAAGCCAAATTCAACCTATACAACAAAAAGGTAGAATCAGCATTTCAGACATCTATGGATCTCACTACCAAAGACTACAACAGGTATTGGAAAACAGTACAGAAGAAGTTTGAAATTTGGAAGACTCGTGTGGAAAATGAGAAGCAGTGGAGCGATATGTATCGCACAAGCCAGAACCAGCTCATGCAAGTCAATGAAGCCTACAAAGACTTTCAGATGCAGCAGCAGATCATGCAGCGTAAACGAGAATCTGTACGTTTTTGGAATAACTTTACAGCACAGCAGCGACAAATGGCATACAACTCTGCTGTATCGTCTAGTCGGTGGGCAGAGGGGCAGGCACAACGGCGGCATGACGCCAACCAACGCTTTGCCAAGGATGTTTCCTTATTGCAACAGGGACAATTGTCTGCTAGAGACTTTAGCGGCAGGATAAATAGTGGAATATATGCAACTTAGTGGGGGTGTAGTAAATAAATCATGCTATTCTGAATATATAGGAGAAGTATATGGATTTTGGTAGTCGAATAGCTAACGCTCAAAACGAAGTCAACACCAGCAGAAACACATATAATCAGTACCAGCAACAAGCAGACCAAGCTGGTAATAGATTTAATGAGGGCTTGAACAAGTATCAGTCTCGCAGCTTTGGTGACCTCTATAATGAAGCGCGAAAACAATATCTAGAAAACCCAGAAACACAAAAGGCGCAAGATGCATACAACACAGCTCGTGACGCCGTTCAGGGAATGAATACCACTATCAATAAGCTGCCAGAGTCAATTCGGCAGCAATTTGGTGGTACGGGCATGACAGAAGCTCAAAGAGCACGTGCTATGGGCGATCAACGAGAATCATTGGGCAATACCCTCAATTTACTTAATACGAATTATCAGAACGCATCAGATGATTATAACCGCTTATCTGAGCGTGGCTTGAAAGAAGCCATGTTTGCAGCTCAGGGTAACGATAGTCGCGAATGGAATGCAGTCAACGCTCTACAGAATGCATGGAACACGCTGCTTGGACAGCGCAATACTGCATACAGCCAGAATCAGCAAGACAGGGGTCTATTGGCTGATCAATATGGTGCACGAGATAAGTGGCAACTGGCACAAGACCAGATGGCGCTTGAGCGGTGGAAGGAACAGCAAGCGAATGCTCGAGCAGCTGCAGATAGAGCAAATCAATTTGCTATCCAAAAGTACTTGGCAGACAGTAATAGTCGGATAGCATCACTCAACCGTCCAACAAATATGGGAGGCGGTAATAGACGACCAGCGCCAGTCAGCACTAATAGCAACAGCCCAGCGCCGTCATCGATGCGACGTGCTTGGATGAACTCAAACCCACTTGAGAAGCTATTCTCATTGCCGGGAATGTTATTAAGCGGTAACGCATGGAGGGATTAATATGTTCGATTGGCTATTTGGAACAAAACGACAAACAAACTATGATGATACAAACAAATTATATGATCAATACAACAGTGCTGATAGCGCTGCTAATGATTATTACAAGAAAAATATAGAGGGCGCAGACTGGGATAAGCTGGGACGCGAAGAGCAGGTAAACAGGATAAATGCATTCAACGAACTAGACCAGAAGCGAGGTCAGCTTGGTGGGCAGTATGATAAAATGTATGACACCTTCAACCAAGAAAATAAGGAACGCAAGCATGACTATTTCGGCAACGGGTTGTTAGGAGCGTTGCTGAATCCTGCTGCACAAACTGCTACTGCTATCGGCGATCTCGTTACTGGAAACTATGATGCAAATAAGCGAGACATCGCAAGTGATATTGGTGCTGGTGTAGAAACTGCATTAGGCATGATTCCATTTGGTGGTGGACTATTAGCTAAGGCTGGTGGCAAGCTTGGCAAGATGGGCTCGGCCATCAAGACAGCATCAAATTCCGTACCGGGCATGGCTCTAACTGGTGCTGGTATGGGTGCGGCAGAAGCATATCGTCAGAAGGGCGGCGAGACTGAACTGGGCGATGTTATGCAGCATGCTGGTACTGGCGCCCTATTTGGTGGTGGTACGCCATTAGCACAAAAAGCTGGCGGCAAGCTGCTTGCCAAGCGTGGGGCAGTAAATTATAACCCTGAGGCGGCATATGCTGGGCTGTCACAAGCTGGAGTAAGCCCGCTTCAGGCAGCTATGATGGCCGCAGATCCAAGTACTAAAACATTACAGCGGGTTGGTATAAGCAACTTAATGCCCAAAACACTAGCAGGTAAGGCAGCACTTGGTGGTGGCGCTCTGTTTGGTGGAAGCAAGCTACTTGGTGCTATGGGCGGTGAACCACAACAAACTCTGCAGCAGCAAAATGAAGCTGAGGCAAATACAATGAATCAGCTTGCTAACCAAATTAGACAACAGTATGGGTATACACCTAACTACCAAGAGCTACAACAAATAATGCAGCGTATGCAGAGAGGGGGTCAATAATGTTTGGTAGTGTATTGAATAAGCTACTCGGTAAGAGTGGTGGGGCAGCTTCTCGTCTGGCATCAGAATATGGCGATGATGTTTTACGTAGTGCTGCTACTGAATATGGAGATGATGCAGCGCGAAGTGTATTATCCAGTCTTGGCGACGCTGTGTCTAGTGGCGCTAAGAAGTCAAAGATAGGTGATGCGTTGGTGCGTGCATCGGATACTGGGTTAAATGCACCATTATCCTTGAGTAAAAAAGACATGCGTGATATCGGCTCTGGTACAAGTGAGAGAATTGGTAAACTGTTTGACCGCACTGGTATGAGCAATGTTGAGGATTTACGCAGTTTTGCTAAAGAGTTAACTGGTAATAAGGGGTCGCGGGCATATCTTGATGAGGCTACAGATGCCGTACGATCCAATCTTGGACATGGCAACAATGTTGATCTTAGTGATCTTGGCCCACAGATTCGGGAGGTGCGTGACAGCATGAGCCCTATGGCTGCAAGGATATTTGATGAAGCAGATCCAATTAAGAAGGCTAATATTTTAAGAGGGATGGCTAGTGATATAGGGAAAGCAGCTACTGAGAATAAAGAAAAGTCTATAATTAAAGAACAGCTAAATAATCTTGGTAGAGCAATTGATGAGCGGATTGATGCAGGAGTCAACCCAAAATATATTAATGAAATGTATGACAATGTTAGCGAGGAATTTTTACATCGATCTCAAGAGGCCTTTCAGAAAGGAGACAAGAGTAAGGCAGAAGCGTACAAACGTTTAGCTAAAGAATACGCTGACACCCCCGTGGAGGAGCGTACTATTGGTAACTTTCGCAGCTCCAAAAGCGACTTTGTTGATCTATCAAAAATGCTAGAGCGCAATGATCAGACCAAAGGCGGAGGCTCATTTTCAAGAGCGGTTAATCAGTTACCTGTTGTGGGGCCAGCTGTTGACGCACTATTATCTCAGCCGGTTGAACGTGGGGCGCAAAAGGCTGGTGAGATTATGCGCAAAGTTGGTAGAGAATTCCAAGCAGGTACAGCCCAAGAGAAGCTAAAAAAGGCAGCAGCCGTTGGTGCGGGTGGTGTCGGCTTATTGGCTGCCGCTTCTGGTGGAAATGACAAAAATAAGAAAACTGGCGATATGCTAGATGAGTCTGATCCTACTGGGAATACTGCAAATATGATGGGTAGCACACAGACAGGATCTACCAATAAGATGGCAGGTTTGGGCGACGGTGTTGCTGGTGTGGGCGGAGAAACTACAATTGGTGGATACACAAGGTCGCAACTTGAGGATGCATATGTAAAGGCCTTGATGGCAAATGATCCAAAGTCTGCGCAGGCTATTGGTAGTATTATCGATATGGCAGACAAGAAAGAGGCGCGGGCTATCAGTGCGGCAAAGACCGGTAAGAATAGCGCCACGAGCAAAGCTGATGCCAAAAAAGAGGCTGGTCTAAATACTCTAAATACTTTGCTGAAAACATATGAGAAGGGCGGAGGAGGACAGGGCGTCATCGGCGGCACATTGACCAATTTGCTTAATACGGCTACTGGTGGCAACTGGAATCCATCTGCTCAAACATATGCCGCCCAGTCGCGGGGTGCGGCTGCTCAGATTATCAAAGCACTTGGTGAAAGCGGTCAGCTATCTGATCGTGATATGCAGTCAGCTATGGACATGTTGCCAAAGAATACTGATAGCGACAAGGTCGCCAAGGAGAAGATATCAAATCTAATGGAGCTATTGAATAATGGCTAATATATTATCAAAACTACTCACAAAAAGTCAATCAGGTGCAGATGTATTAGATGATGCTCTGCTGAAATCTGCCTCTGCCAAAGATATTTTAGATACCAAACAATCTATTTCAAATTTGTTAGCAGAACACGCAACACAAAGAAGAAAACATCGCCTAGACACGTTATTTGAAGCAATTGAACAGAAAAAAGAGACTGCTCCCGCACAATATGAACGTGCTCTGGCTATTTTTGATGACCTTAAACTGGGTAACCCAGTACCAAATAAAGATAACTTTCTCAATAAGTGGATACCCTCCTATACCCCCCCCTCCTGTGGATAAAATTTCAGGGTATAGTGCAAGAAATGAAAAGAGATTACATAAGGAGCTCAATAGACGACTAGATAATCTCAATAAGCAAAAGTACCAAGAATTTATTACAAATAACCCAGATTATGAAGACAACCTCTATGGTATTTCTAATAAAATGCATGTTTTAGGTCGCTGGAAAGACAAGCTCATTCGCGGCCAAGAGTATGATGCTGATGATATTCAAAAAGATATTTTGAAGCAAATTACTAATAACATGAAGAAAAAGTACGGGGAGCCTACATACAAAAGTCCTAGTGGGTCAACATATTTCGAAAATAATGGAGATGCCTATAGGGTCTCTAATCATGATTTACCACAAACTGCTTCTAGGGAATATTATCGGAACATGTATGGTGATAAATATAAACAAAACATTGTCGTTCAACCCCTCGATCAGGTTGACCAAAGAGATTTTGATAATATATTAGATAAAATAACAAAAGATTCTCGTCGACGAATACAAGACTGGTACAACAGGAGAGATGGAATTATGGACAACTATCGGTCGACGAATAATAAGCTTGCAGCAGCAATGAAAAAGCTACCGAAAAAACCTACTCCACTAAGCTTTAAAGAATACATAGATCTTGTCAATCAAGGCAGAATTAACTAAATTAGACAGGGTATTTGATAAAAAGCATGCTATTATCAAAATATAACAATAATAAGGAGTAGAAAATGAAATTTTCGCAGACAGTACAAGCGATTACCTACAACAAAATCCTTCCGTCAGTCGTGGATCTTGTCAACGATTCAAATATCTTGACAGCACGTGTCACGGGTACATTATTAAAGAAATGGCAGGGTACTACTGTATCTCAGCCAGTGCGGGTGAAGAACTCGACCACTGGTAAATCATTCGATGGTCTTGATGAGTTCAACACAGCCGTACAGGATAACACGCGAAGCCTTACGTGGTATCCAACTGGTTTTGCGCAGACTTGTAGCATTTCTGGTATTGAGAAAGCTGTCAACGGCACTAGCGATCGCAAGGCGCTTTCGTTGGTCTCAAACGCACTGGAAGATGCAAAGAACTCGGCACTAGAAGCTCTCGGTAGCCAGTTCTACGGCTATGGCGTTGGCAAAGACTTTGATGGTCTTGGCAACATTACTGACAACGGTACTGCAACATCGTCGTATGCTGGCTTGACTCGCGCAGACTACCCAATGATCAACGGTAACGTTGTAGCAGCTGCTGGTGGTACTTTGTCACTCGATCTGATGGCATCGACATATGACACCATCAGTGCGACCGGTTCAGACCAAGACAACCCAACTATTGTCTACACAACCCCAGCTGTTTGGAGTTTGTTCGAGAAACTGCTTGATTCAAAGATCTCAGTTCAGTACAACCCAGTAGCTATTAATGGTTACAACCGTGTATCTGGCAAGACCCCAGTTGGTGTGTCTGTTCCAGCTAGCGAGCTGAATGGTGCTGCCGGTATGGTATCTCTGAGCTTCCGCGGCAAGCCAGTTGTGCCAGATCAGAAAGCGCCAGATGGTGACATGTTCTTTGTCAACGAGCATTACATGGGCTTCTACCGCCTAGAGCATCCAGATCTACAGTCGGTTAAATCGACAAACGAAGTCTCAGAAGGCCCATACAAGAATGTGCCTCAGCCAGGATTCTTGCAGCTCCGCGACTTTATGAGTCCGGTCAACCAACTTGGTGAGATTGGCGCTCTGATCGCGCTTGGTAACTTGGTACATCGCCATCCACGTCGGAATGGTCGTATCACTGGCATCACTAAGATCTAGTCTGAAAAAAGCAAAACAAAAAGAGCGGTGTTTAACCGCTCTTTTCTATGACTCCACGTCAGTCATAAACCCCCTTTACAGTATACTATGCGGACGTGTCTTTTACCATACACATATAGTTGTATAGTTTACCCAGTCAGTTGTTTTGCGATCTTGTTCTTGTTGTTGCTGAATTCCCTTGATAATATCGACAAAGGTTTGCTTTTTCATTAGAATAATGACTCCTGATCAGAAGATTTGCCATGTCGCTCATCTTGAATGCGGCAAATTGTCATAATAAGCTTCCCTAAAGCTCTATGACTTTCTATCGCCTTAGCCGTCAGTTCTGCCAGTGCGCTATCGTCTAACATAGCCAAGGCTTCAAGTTGGCGCTGGTCATGTTTCTGGTGAAAGTCTGATGGTGTTGTTTCCATTGTTAATTCCTTATTTAGTTATTGATTTGATAAACTCAATGGCCGCATCACAGCACTTAAAGCGGATGATTTCCTGTCTGATTTCTACCAACCACAGGTTTAACTGTGACAGCCCTTTCAGGCGACCATCCCATATTGAGCCGACGCTTGATTGTTTCACGTCGTATGCTGACTTCGTCTGCCCACTGCTGTAAAGTCTGCGTACGGCCGTACGCCGTTATGTTACATGAACTTGACCTATTGTTTGCTTGCTCCTTTCTGTCGGCAAAGCGACAGGTTACACGCGAATAATCGGCATCATTATCGATTCGTTCTACGGTCATTCCTGGACTATAATTATTTTTCATAGCCCAGTCGAAAAAGTCCCTGAATCCATCAAAATTGTTTCTTATACCTCTTCCGCCGTATCGATGGTAGAACTCACTATTTTGGTTTGTACATCGGGCTACGATACCGCAATAGACCGAGTACAGTTTTGTATACATTTTTTCATAATGCTCTACTAGATATATGGCATTTTCTGCTCCATAGGCAACCACGGCAAAAACATTATTACAGTCGTCGAGAATACTCAGCCATTGTTTCTGCGACTCACTCACAGAACCTCCAGACACACGCTTCATCTCGATAAACATTAAGAATTTTGTTCGCTTCGGGCTACCGCCGCTGTTGCCACGCAAAATAACAGCGACATCTGGCACGCCAGAGCTCACGCCAAGCTTCTTATTCTTGATTTTTTGCTTAAATGATTTAGTATAAGTGGAATTTGGCACATGAAAGCACGGATACCCCTTTATGTTTAACCACTGCACAAAAGCAACTTGCTCGTCATATTCCTCAGGAACAATATTTGTCATATTCACTCCTATCTGTCACCAGTGAGACGGTTAGGGCATTTCTAATAGTCCACCCTCTATCTAGCCTCCGTGATATAGTTTTCCTTTTTAACCCAGTGACTTCGCTCCACTGTTGTAATGTCCTCGATACTTCGTCAAGAGTGATTATTCGATTGCGCCTTGTGTTATTAGCTTGAGTTTTCGGGTCAGTCCATCTACAATTATTGGGCGAATACCCTTGTGAGTTGTCGATTCTGTCGATAGACAGATTATTCTCATACCCGTTAGCAATAGCCCAATCCATAAATGACTTAAAATCATGGCGCCACTCATCGCAAATTGATATATTACGCCCAGCGTATGCTTCGTATCGATTGCTACTAGGGTAATAACAGCGTTTAATCATGTTTTGCCAGATTCTATACAGGCGGCTCTTATACATGCCGTGTTTATAATTTCCATTATTTATTCCAGATGTTGTCACCGTTCACTTCCTCCTCTTTTTAGATTCTTTAATTCATTGCTGGGGTTATACATGATGTTAGCATATGCACGGGCCTCACGTGCTTTGTGAACTTCCTCTTGATTACTTGCGAAGGTAATAGTCTTTTTAAAGTGCTCGTTTATTTCTCTTATATGCCCGCTACATGGATGAGCAAATCCGTATACATTATTTGATTTAATGGATCTTCCGCACTTATCACATACTATAGTTACAATATTTTGTTTCATCATCAACTCCTTTTACAAAAACAGCCATTATTGATGTTGGGGTAGTTTTCATTTCTCCTCCTTATTTTTTACCTTTCTACGAATTATTTGTAATGGTGCAAGAGCCCGCTCAAGCATATATAGAGGTTGCATAGAAACATTGAAATGTTCAGTATAGAGTCTTTTTCTGATATATAGTTTTGCATAATCAATAGCATCATCACGATCCTCAAAAGCAACAGTTTTGTTAATGGGGTTTTTTAGAATATAACCGTCATTGGTGCGTGGATTGACTACTTCAATGATATATAGACAGTCTTCGTCAAAACATTTGCCCATGTCTTACCCTTTCTCCAGCAATTCAGGGTTCTCGTGCACATTGCCGACGACCTCCATGGTGACACTGCCATTTTCGCTAAGCGCTAACACTGGACAGTCTTGATACTCACCATAAAAACCTGACACATTAAAGCAAGCGTTGCCGCCATCATAATAAACTTTTCTTGCACTACCTAGATATATAACGATATCCCCCTCATAAATCTCTGCACCGTTTTTGTCTTTTAGTCCTGTGTATTGTTCGATAACACCACAACGCTTATCAAACTCAACCCACTCGTCACCGTCATAGATGTTACTACATACATATTGGTCTTCATCCTCACTGGTGTTCCCTACTAAGACTCTATAATAGTATTTATTGTCTAATTTACTCCAAGCTCTGAATTTTATTTCACGCATTATCTCTCCTTTCTATCCACGACTTGGGATATTTGGGGACGCCCGAGTCGCCCACGCAAAAATCTGCACTTTTATACCCGCGCTGTCAAACATAGTCCTTACCAAAATGCTTTTGACAAATCTCATCACTAGACAATAAAGAGGAAGCATCCATCACACAGATGATAATTAAGAACACAATGCTCATCGTGAGTAGCAGCGATACAATTGCTCCACTAAAATCTGTTTCATGTATTCTCACGGTCTAACCCTCCATCTCCTTAAGCTTTTTAGAAATATCTTTAACATACTCCCCATAATATTTATCTTGGCAACGCTTATCTAGCAACTTGGTTATTTCTTCTAGTGAATAGACACATTTTGGGTTACGCTCTTCTGGTGGGCCGTAGCGGCTACAGTGCCCTAGGTCCATCAGTACAAATTTGCCATTGTTGTCTTTGAGAACTGCCGCACCACCTCCATCCCAACAGCCTGCCTCATAATTATAGATAAAATACTCATAGGCTTGTTCATCCAGATATTCTAGGTCATCTTTACTTAAAGCATCTTTACCGACATTATAGACTTTCATCTGGTACTTCTTTCTTTATTAACTTTTATCTCAGCTTTTATAGAATAAAACATACACAAACTAAAGAAGTATAGAATAAAATAACACAATGCACCTAGATACTGTTTAGATAATGCACAATCAAAAATTAAATATATATTCGATCCTATCCAAATCAGATTTAGGGCCATAAGGATTTTAAGCTTAATTCTGTATCTCATATTCACATATCCAAAATTATTATCAGCAACAAACCCACCATCATCGCCCTATAGTATGGCTCATATACCGCACAGCCAATGAGGATTGCTATAGCTACTATTTTTATTAAGATTTTTCTGATGATTAGTTTTCGTTGGCTGTTGGTTGATTGCTCACTATTTTTCATCATTCTTTCCTCTGTTATTATCTGCTTCGTAAATCATTGACATTTCCTTTCTTATGTCCACAAAACCAATGGCTTAATAGACATTTATTATTTCATCCTTACAATCAGATTGGCTACATTGCCAAGTCTGGTTCTATGTATGTCGTCTATAGCGATTACCTTATAGATGTTGTACAATTCTTGATATTGGCTTTTAGAATATGTCCGCCATACATATCTCTCAAGCTGCAATCGTTCAACCCATTGTTGTGCATACTCTTGGCCGCCAGCGCTCCAGACGACTACCTTCACGTTTTTGAATATACGGGAGCAAAGGATAAGAAGTTCTACTATCTGAGTATTCGCTGCATCAAATGGGTAAACCTGACCATGCACTCGCCGCTCCTGTACAATGTTTTCGTTGATGTTACTAATCAAAGTTCCATCAACATCAAAGGCTATGATAAAGTTCTCCATTTTGTCGCCTGCTGGTAGATTACCCATAACACTCCTCCTTCTCGCTCATTTGTACTTACTTTACTTAGAAAAAGAGCTCCTGTGCTTCTCGCTCATCTTGAATACGTGAAATGGTGAGAATGAGCCTTTCTAGCGCCGTGTAATTCTCGAGGGCATCTCGCTTCATGCTCTCTAGAGTTTCATCATCAAGCTGTTTCAAGGCTTCGATTTCACGCTGCCGATGTTGTTGGTCAAAGTCTGGTAGAGTTGTTTCCATACTATCCTTTCCTTATATACGAAATTGTGTAGTTTATTAGCATTCGACAATTTATCTTCTTTTAGTTTCATCCAGCCAAATAACCAAGAAAACTACAGCAATCACGACTATCGCCACAAGCGCAGATATCCACAATGGTGATAATACCCACCACCACGACCAATCAATAATCTTCATTAGTTTAAGTACGACAAATGCTATAGTTAGCGCACCGACAAAACCGATACCGTTGCTGTTGTTATTTACTTTCATGAATAAGTTATCCTTATTATTCTTATATTCAACCGCATAACTGGTTGGCTATATAAGGTGATGATTTGACGAGTTCTGAGTTTTTGATTTATCAAGTGTTACCTTATTACCAGCTTCTCTGCTGGGTCAAATGGTCAAGCCATCTAATTAATACTCGCAAACTACCTATATAGCCAGTTGACAATGCCAGATTGAGCCGATTTCCACCTACACTCAATTCTATAGGCAAATGAAAAGTCTAGACACTGATGTTATCAGTTGATAGTACCAAACGCATTGTATTGCAATACAATGAGGTAACGTTTTTCATTGTACTGTAATACATTGATACTACCAGTTGATAGCACGAGGTGGGGATTTGCACCTAACGAGCTTGTACTTTGCTCGCCCACAACGTTCGGCATTACTACGGCGTTCCCTCCGTAATTCCTGTTATTACGACCCAGTACCCAGGGGGCATATGACAGTACTTAGCTGGCATCGTTCCCGAACTCCTACAGTCTGCTTCCAAAATTAGCATTACCTATTTTGCTTACTCATGCTACCAGTTGAACAGACGATACGCGTAGTATAGACCTAGAAATCTTTCAAAACGTTCCACGATTTTCCCCTGGTCGCAACGCAAAATAAATTGACGAGCCCAAGGTGGGGGTTGTGCATATCATCTGTCCAGTTGAATAGACAATCGGGTGGATTTGAACCACCGTCGCGTACGTACACGTGCTGCAGCGCGGCTTTACCATCTAAGCTACGATTATCTATCCAGTTATGCGGTTGAATTGTTAATGTTCGCCCAGTTTTTCGACGTATGGTAGGCCATTGGTTAACGGTACTTACCTATTGCCCTTCTTTCGCCTGTCCTCTGTGTCCTGGCTTAAAGTCTACATAGTGTTTATAGATAACGTCCTGCCACTTATCGTATACTTCACGGCTAGCTATAAACATATCACCAGTATCGTTGTGTACCCGCAAATCTCCATCAGCCACCATTTTATTTATTTCTAAAATCTCATCCGGTGATAGCTTTTGAGGGTCTACATTCAGCCTCATTGGCACTGCAGAGTTTTTTAGCAAATAATCTAAGTATACTAGTAGTTTAGGGTTCATGCTATTCTACGGCCTCCAAATCTTTAATTGCCTTCTCGACATCAGCCTTTTTGTACTTTTTGCCGTTTACTTCGATAGTTCCAATTTCGGGCTGCTGGATAGTACACTCAAGATGTTTGAGGTCATCAACTGTGTACCAAAAGCCGGCAGAAGTAAAGTCAGTAGGATAGCTCAAGAGATAGCAATTATCGATAACTGCGAGCACTTTACACTTCTCACCATTGTTATCAAATGAGACAATATCGCCCTTTTCTAGGTTATAAAGTGTCTTTTCTGCCGGCTCAAGCATTTCGTCTGTCCAACCTATGTCATAGTGGTTTAGCAGATAGGCATTATCATCACCACATATACCTGTTACAGTGTCGACCTCGTCAACTAGAGTTGTCATAAACCTTGAATACAAGTAGTTGCCATACCAGTGGTTAATCTTGAGCCCCTTGCGTACCCGGACCTTATCGCCAACCTTAAATCTTGTTATTGGCATTACTTTTCCTCCTTTATTCCAAAGTAAATCAACCAGTCTTCTTCGTTTTCTTCAATGAATTTTTGAGCGTCTTCCTCAGTCTCGTAGCGTACAGGTTCGCCAGCATCTATGTAGCTAGCGGGGTATATTCTTAGAGTTTTTGCGAGATAGTCATAGCCTATACAGTAACCGCCCTTACCATTCTCGAAATCTGGCTTAAATGTTGAGGCTCGGCGTAGTCTGACTTCGGCTAGTCTACGATCTCGAACCTTCCTGGCCTCTTCATAGGTGTGATAGATGGAACCGAATTCATATTGACTAATATCGCTCTCCCAGTCAGCCCAGCGCGTATGAGAAATACCTCCATCGACGCGTATATACCAGTATTTATCTTTATACTCAGGCTTCCAATGAATACTATCTGCCTGCTCTTCAATTTCCTCAAACCATTCTGTAAGGATTTCTGGGAATTTATTAAGAGTAGTTTTGTGATATATCATCAGAGTCCTACCATCATTTGTAGTCTTTGGTTTTTCTGGCGTACCGGCTATAAGATTGCCTAACTCAGAGGTATAGGCTAATTGCCCGGCTTTGAATGTGGGTAAATCTTTGAGGAGTTTATAGCATTTCATAATTATAGTCTAATCCACTTCTTCCACAAAGATGTTTTGTTTTTTTTAGTAGGGTTAACAGATTCATATCGCTTCCACTGGTGGTGCATCATGTCGATCATACCGTGGTTAGTCAAGCTGTCCAGCTGTGTTTCTATTGTACTCATCATTTATCCTTTCATTTAATTTGATGATACTTCCAGTATAGTAGATGCTTTAGCGGGTGTCAATAGATTTGCTAAATTTTCTCCACCTTTTTTGAGCAGCCTTCTTAGCAACCTCTGGGTCGGAAAATCCCCTTCGCTTGTGGGGGGCAGCTCCACCCTTAGTAGCTATTTTTCTATAGTGGTCTTCGCCATAGTGCTCTCGAAGTGTTTTATGAGAGCGCTGAATTGGCGACAGGGCAGGCTTATTTGTCATGGGTATCTTCCTTCTTTCTACGCGATGGTCGTTTGCTGATGCTACCACCCTTTGCGCCAGCTCTGCGTGCCAACTCGGGGTCTAGAGCAAACCCCTTTTACCGAGTACTGATCCACCCTTCCTGCCGATTTCACGGTAAAAATTAGGGTTTCTGGCGAGGTTTTTATCACGGGTTTTAAGCCCACCGACTCTTGTCGCTACCATATTTCTGTTCCTTTCGTTAAAATGGTATTTCGTCTAGATTAACTGGTTCAAGTGAGATATTTTTATCAAGTGGCATTATATCAGTTTTTGTTTTATCATCTTCGGCATATTGCTCAGTAGCTAGTGCGGCGTTATTGCCGCTCTTGGCGTCGCTCAAAAGCTGGAATTGATCGATGATAACTTCAGTAGCTTTACGCTTAATATCATCTTTCTCCCAGATTCGTGTTTGTAGACGACCAGTAATGCCAATCTGTTTGCCTTTCGGTGCGTACTCTGCCAGCAGTTCAGCCGCCTTATTCCAAGCGACGCAATCGATAAAACTGGCGTCAGCATCTTTGCCGTAGCCATCAACCGCTAGTGCAAATGAGGCTACGGACTTGCCACTGTTCGTCGTTTTGATTTCGATATCTCGGACGACGCGACCGATTAAAGTTACGTTATTGATTGCTGCCATTGTCTTCCTCCAAAATTATTTCTGCTTCTTCTACTTGTAATGATGAGCCCGGCTTATTATCAGCATACTCATCGCCAACTTTCTGATCTTCGACAATTGCCGTTTGCATTTCGATGCTCAGCGGTGCGTAGCGGCTCAATAGTAGCTTTAGGACTGTCTTTTTCGCCATAGCGTCAAAGTTGTCTTTCCAAACACCATAGCCGCTTTTGTAGCTTTTCGAGTACCTTTTAGCGTGAGCTTCAATTTCCTCGTTACTCATAAACTCGGCTTTGCGAAAGCCATTCATCAAAATAAAGTACGCCATGTAGCCGATAGCCTTGCCTTCTTTCTTTGCTTGAAAATTGAACTTCGGCTCGCCTGTAAAGCTATCCACACCAGCGAGTTCGTTTTCGTAAACCGCTCGTGTGCCCAGGCTTTGAAACTGTCCAGTCTTCATAGCCAACTGAACGAATCCGCGCCAACCCATCTGAAACTGCGCTTCCATTTTGCCTTTGTTTCGATAAGGCACAATATAGGCAAAACCTAGGTTTTGATTTACTGGCAAGTCTAATGTTGCTGCCGTCAGACACGCGTTATATGTCGTCATTGGGTCACATTTGGCGATTTCTGGGCTGCTGTTTGCCAGCGCTAGCACGCTAGTCAGAAACTGCCTGCCTTTATCGCCAAGTGTTCGCTCTGCTGACTTTATGATCGCGTCAGATTTCACTAGCTGTTGCAACGTCAGTGGTGCACTGCTTGTTTTTTGAATAGCTATCTCTGCCACTATTAGCTCCAATCTCCAAGGACAAGAATGTCGTCCATGGTTTCGTTTATATTAAAGTTGACCTTTTCGAGGTCTGTTTTGCCAGCTCGTTTATCAAAGCGTTTGATCTCGCTGACAATTCGCTCTAGCTTTACAAAGCCGCTATCGATAAACTCTGGTGATGCTGTAGCGACGCCGACGCGATATGGTGCAACCGTCTCGGCCACGACCCAGAAGAACTCTTTACTCTCGCACTTAGCGATCAGTGAATAAAGTGCCGCCTGCAAATCGTAGTCCATTCGACGTGCTTCCCACTTGAAATCGTCAAACCGTGCGGTGGTTTTGACGTCAAGGCAATATTTAATCTCGTCACCCTGAACACCGACGACATCAGCTCGACCAACCCAGTCTTTACCATCGATTTTTGCCTTGAGCTCAACCTCGTGGCGAGCATTCTCGCTAAGCACCAGCTGATTTGCCAGCGGGTGGCTCTTGATTCGTTCAGCAATTGTGCAAATCGTCTCAAACTCGGCTTCATCAATAATTGGCAATGTCTGTGCGTCTCGCCATTCTCTCGCCTCTTTCGTGCGATAGTCTGGATATCGTTTAACTACAAACTCCTGTTTACCACCGAGTAGGTGAGCATGTGCCAATTTACCGATGTCTACAGCCTTGCCGTAGGTTTTTTCAATCAAGCCAAGCTTCAATCCGACAGCGTAGTCAATGCCGCTGTGGTAGATATTCTTAGCCGATGAATACGACCAGTGATCAATGTTTTCAATAGCCTCCATTGTGTTCCTCCTGCTGTATGTGGTTGTATGACAGAGCTGCTGATATAACAATTGCTATATTGACATTTGTGTTTTTTGCTGTATAATCTATTGCCTGTAATATAACATTATCGCTATATTCACACAGATCGCTCAATAGCTCACAGCAGTGCCGTACACCAGCTTCTACAGTTGTGCTATCTTTGCTCATGTTTCTCCTTTCATAAAAATTTAGCATATTTACCGTTTCTATACACCGACCACGCTCCATAGCTTTGATTTTTCCATATTTGGTAAGCGCAGGCGATATTTGTGGCTGGGTCGTGGCTATTGCAGTGCTCTCGTCCTGGCAGAATACGCACTTGTAGCAATGATACTGAGTAGCCATATGTTCGACCATTGCTCTGAAATGCTAGCGATTTATCTCCTGTCACGTTTGGGTCACAGTTGCTTTCTGCCTTCATGATCGCTAGCATCACTCGAGCGTCCCAGTTGTATCGTGCCACCAACGGTCGAAATCTTTCGCAGTCACCAGCACTGGGAGCGGCCTGTACTGTATTTACCACAGGTTGTTGCTTGGGCGCTGGTGAGACTTCGACCGTTGGTGCAGCCTTTGGTTTTGTCTGTAGCGACGGCTGCAGTTTCGCTACTTTTCTGATTTTAACTGGTGCAACTGCTGGATAACCTTATTGTTTAGCTGGTCATTCTTGGATTCTTGGTGTTTAACGCCTAATCCGAATCCGATAACACCAGCGACTAAAGTTACGATAGTAATAGTTTTCAAGGTTTCCCAAATATTTTTCCAGTTAAGTTTTTTCATGTCTTTGTTTCCTTTTAGTAAGTTGTTTTTATTCTTTTTTGTTTTGTTGCTTTTCCCAGATTCTTTAGTGATTTCTGGACTGCTCTGTTTGATTTTTGTTAGCTCGTAGTCAAGTTCGTTATCGCTCATGATGTTTCTCAAATGCTGAGCCGACTATATAGCCGAGTGCCCACAAGGTTATTATTGTAATTCCTATACTCATCATTTATCCTTTCATTTAATTTGATGATACTTCCAGTATAGTAGATGCTTTAGCGGGTGTCAAGTGTTTTTTGGATATCGTGTTTGATCAAGCTTATCTAGCTTGGCGATATGGTGTGGTTGTGCCCATTCTGAACCATGTGCTAGCGGCCCAGCAAAATGCTTGTAGCCAACAAGAAGTAGGGGTCGGGAGCCAGCTACTTTTACTTCGTCAAGGAAGTAGTAGCCAATGCCAGCACCCATGTGCTCTATTGATCGTTTGTCAGAGGCAAGTTTTGGGTTGAGGGTTCTAATAGCCCATTTCCATTTTACATAGTTCATGATATAAGTCCTTTCTCTCTTAGCTCAGTTATTGTAAATTGTCTTTCTTCATTAAGATCAAGCCTTTTGTCGTCCTCTTTGTTTGCCCATTTTTCAGCCTTTTCAGCACTTGAGATAACCCAGTAGGGGTCGTCATCGACTTTCCATCCTCTCGTGTTGTCACCGCGATGAAACGCAGAATTAGCGATATTTGTGAAAGCCTGCCTCAAACGCTCCTCGCCTAGCTCTTTCAAACGAAGCTTGAGCTTTTGTTTACGAAGTGTTGTTAGCTTAAATCTTGTTTTGTCCTTCTCAAATAAATTACAAACAAAGTCGTGAAAGCGGTCTAATTCAGCTGAATTAGACTTTACTCTTTTATTATTTTCTATACTATTAGCGTTATTATATATAGGAAGTGAAGAAACTTCAGTTCCTGATTGTGAAGTTTCTAAAGAACCTATAGGAAGTGAAGAAACTTCAGTTCCTGATTGTGAAGTTTCTAAAGAACCTA